TAGAGATGAAACGACGGGGTGAGACGGCATGACCACGTCCCGCTCCAAGGCGATCGGATCCGCGGCCGAGCGCGCGGTCGCGGCAGCCCTCGACGGCACCCGCGTCGGCATGGACGGCGGCCCGGTCGACGTCATCGTCGAGGGCTACCTCGACGTCCAGGTCAAGGCCGTCCGCAGCCTGCCGTCACTGGCCGCGGTCATCGGCTACCTCGAGGCGATCCCGCGGCGCGATCGGCTGCGGGCGTGCGTCGTCGTCACCCGTCCCGGCAGCGGCAAGCGGGCGGTGCGGACGATCACGTTCCTGCTCGACGACTTCCGGGAGTGGCACGCATGACCGACCTCATCCTCGCCATCGTCCTCGGGCTGATCGCGCTGCTGCCCGCATCCATCTCAGGCACGGCCACCTGGTACGCCACCGGTCCCGGAGCAGGACACGCGGCCGCCGGCCCGGCCCTCCGCACCGGCGACTGGCGCGGCCGTCACGTCACCGTCTGCGCGACGCGCTGCGTCCCGGTCGTGCTCGACGACTTCTGTCAGTGCTACGGGACTCGCGTGATCGACCTTGCCACGAGCGATTTTGCGAGACTGGCCCCCTTGTCGCAGGGCATCGTCACCGTGACTGTGAGCGTCGGTGGCTTGCCTGTCGCGCCACCGACGGACGTTGCTCCGTGAAGCCTCGAGTCGCCTTCCCGAAGGACCCGGACAAGACCGGCCGCGGTCGTGCTCGCGCCCTGTATCCACTCGAACCCTGTGAGGTATGCGGCAAGACCGGCAGCGGCCGCGGCAGCATCGACCGCCACCATCGGAATAGCGACCGACTCGACAACGCACCCGAGAACATCGCGTTCCTCTGCCGCAGGCACCATCACGCCGCACACAAACTGACCGACGGCAAGGTCGGCGGCGGTCCGCGACCACGTATCGCTGCGCTGCTGCACGACCGGGCCATCGTGTCGGCTATCGAAGCGGCTGCGCTTCGTGATGCGGGACTGACTCAGGCTGCGATCGCGGCACGGATGGGCGTCAATCCCAAGACCGTCTCGCGCTGGTTCGGGAAGTACGAGCTATGACGCCGTACTACCAGGACGACCTCGTCACCATCTACCACGGCGACTGCCGGGAGTGGATGCCCGAGGCGGACGTCATCGTCACGGACCCGCCGTACGGCATCGGCTGGTCGCGCGGCATCAATAACGCCCGCCGCAGCAAGGCTCACATCGGCATCGTCAACGATGAGGACACGTCGGCCCGTGACGCGGTTCTGGCAACGTTCCGTGGTCCTGCCATCGTGTTCGGCTCGTTCTACGCGCCGTTCCCTTCAGGCGTCCGGCAGGTGCTCGTTTGGCATAAACCGGCCGACTCCGGTCTTGTCGGGTCGATTACCGGTTACCGTCGTGACGCGGAGCCCATCTTCCTGGTCGGACCGTGGCCGGTTCGGACTGTCGAGTGGTCGAGTGTGTTGCGAACAACTGCGGGTCAAGCGTTCACTGCGGCGGAGACAGGGCATCCGCACACAAAGCCGGTGGCGCTCATGGAGTGGCTCGTCAGTCGGACGACCGGCATCATCCTTGACCCCTTCATGGGCAGCGGCACGACCCTCGTCGCCGCCAAGTCCCTCGGCCGCAAGTCCATCGGCATCGAGATCGAAGAACGCTACTGCGAGATAGCTGCTCAACGCTGCTCGCAGGAAGTTCTCGGGTTGCTCGGATGAGGTGCGCCTGCCCGGACCGGGTCATCGACCTTGCCGCGGCGGACTTCATCGAGCTCGCGCCGCTGTCGCAAGGCATCGTCGCGGTCACGATCACGACGGCTGCGGTCCCGGTCGCGCCACCGACGGACGCGGCATCGTGAAGGAGGACGAGATGAGCGAAGCGAGAGAGCCGGAGACGGAGGCGGGACGACAGATGGTGTTCGCGACAAGACATCCCCTTGCGGCTATCCGCGCTGAGAAGCTGATTCTCGCCATCGAGCGCGAAGCCGCCGAGAAGGCGCTGCACTCCGCATTGCCCGAACTGGACGAAACACGGCGACTGCTCGGCTACCTGTGGACGGCGACCGGCAAGAACTACCTGCGACCAGTGTCGAGCCTGTTCGCTGAGGATGACCCGATCGTCGCGGACATCGAGCGCCTCGCCATCCTCGAGGGAGCATCCGAATGACCGCCGATGACACGCGGGAGGCGCTGCTACACGCTGCCGAGGATGTTGTTGCAAGAGCGGAGACGGACGACGACTTCGACGGTAACTACATCGACTTCCTAGTGCCGTCTGATGCCATCGAGGAACTCCGTGCCGCCCTCGCCGCAGCCCGTCGTGACCCCGAGCCGGTCGCGTCGGCGGATGCGGCGTGGGAGGCGCTGGGTGCTGCCCTGTTCGACTCAGGCAATGCGGGAGCCGCCGAGGTCGTTGATAAGCACCGTCCCGCCATCGAAGCCGCCATCCGGGGCACAGCGGCGCTGGACGTGGAGCGGCTGCGAACCGCCATCTACGACACGAGCATCGTCCATGACTGGGCAAACACGACTGACACCGTGGACCGCACGGACGAGATAGCCGACCGGTACGCCCGCCTCGCAGACAACGAGCCGTCGTGATCCTCGCCGTCGCCCTCGCACAACTGCTCGACCTGGCGACGTACAGCCTCGTCATCGGCAACCCGAACGGCTACGAAGCTGGAGTCCTCGGAGCCGTCAGCCCGCAGCAGGCGGTCATCGTCAAGGCCGCGGCCATCGTCGTGATGCTGCTGATCCTGGCCGCCCTCCGACCGCGCTGGCGTCGCTGGGGCGCGGTGCTGGCGGTGATCGTGGGATGCGTGGGAGCAGGGACGAATGTGGCGTTCGGTGGATGAGCGCCCGACGTTCGGCTCGCTCTTCGCCGGGATCGGCGGCATCGACCTCGGCTTCGAGCGGGCCGGATGGCGCGGCAAGTGGCAAGTCGAATATGAGCCTTTCTGTACCCGAGTCCTCGCCAGGCACTGGCCCGATGTGGCCCGATATGGAGACATCCACGATGTCCACGGAGCCGGGGCTTGCGGTGTTCCCGACCCCGACTCGTGGCGACGCATGGTCGCCATCGACACCGCAGAGCGCATCGCGGGAGTGGCGGAAGAAGAATCTTCGCGGTATCTCCGCTGCCCCAACTGCCTCCCGCCCGTCGATCTCCTCGCCGGCGGCTTCCCTTGCCAGCCGTTCAGCAACGCCGGGAAGCGGCAGGGCAAGGACGATGTTCGCTGGCTCTGGCCCGAGTTCGCCCGAGTCATTCGCGAGCTACGACCCCGCTACGTCCTCGTGGAGAACGTCCCAGGACTCCTGGCTGGACACGGAGGGATGGGGGCAGTCCTTGGCGACCTGGCCGCCCTCGGGTATGACGCGGAATGGGACAGCATCCCAGCTTCAGCCGTTGGTGCCCCGCACCTCCGCTACCGCGTCTGGATCGTGGCCTACGCCACGTCCTGGGACTGCGGAGGGATTGGCGAAGCGACAGGCCGAGTCGCGCCGGGGCCAACCATTGACGGAACAGGCTGGTGGGCAGCTGAACCCGACGTGGGTCGAGTGGCTCATGGGGTTCCCGCTCGGGTGGACCGACTTAGGGCCCTCGGCAATGCCGTCGTCCCGCAAGTCGTCGAGTGGATCGGCCGGCGCATCCTCGAAGCGGAAGCGATGACGTGAACCTACTTGGGCGTGCGTCCGACCCGACCGAGCGAGTCGGCGCGATACCGCTCGACCTCGCGCTCGCTGACAGTCCACGTTTTGCCGACGAGCCGTCCGTGCAACTTTCCCTTGCCGATCTGTCCGCGCAACGTCGAAGGCGACACCCCGAGTCGGGATGCCGCCTGAGCGAGAGTGAGCATCTAGCGGGCCATCCAGCGAAGATCGAACCGGATGCCAGCCGCGAGGCGCTTGGCCTCGGACTCGGCCAAGAGCCGACCAGCCTCGCCCGTGCCGCACTGGAACCGCGGGTGGAACTCCCAGTCCTTGGGGTTGCGGATATGGGTGATGCCGACCCAGTGCTCGCCGACTTCGCTGACGTGGACTTCCACGGCGCGATGGCTGTCGATGGGTTCGCTGTAGGTCTCGGTCATCGGAAGCATCTTGGTCTCCTTCGTGGTGCGCCTCATGTCCATAATGTACGCGCTATCGCCTACGTTGTCAAGAGGCTAGTCGCGTGACGACCCGCATCCTCCTCCTCGCAGCCGCCGTCCTCGGCATCCTCTGGCTCGCATCACGAGCGCACGACGAGCCGGTGGCGGATACGGGCTGGCGCGACCTCGAGCGGGTGGACTGGGCGTGACCGTGCTGGCGTCCCTGCCCGAGGCGATCGCCTGGCTCGAGTCGTGCTGGGACGGCCAGCGCGCGGCGCCGGTGCGGCTGCACGTCCGCGGCACCGAGGGCCGCTTCAGCGTCCAGGGCAGCCTCGACACCGGGACCGCGACCTATGCTGACGAGCGCCTCGGCTCGCCTCCGTTCAGCCATGCCTTCGCGTCCACGCTCGACGGATCCGCGGCGGCCGTGATGGTCGTCACGATCACGACGACGTGCGCCCACCCGGGCCGCGCGCCGGGCAAGGCGTGCCCGATGTGCGCGATCTACGACGGCGAGGGCAACGCCCTGGTCGAGACGGGCGTCTACGAGCACGACGCCGAGCGGTATCGCTACCCGATGACGCTGGCCTTGACGCGGCTCGCCAACAGCCGCTACGTCGGCGTGCACCCGTACTGGATCGTGGTCAGCCTCGCCTCGCACGGCTGGGATGCCGGCGCCGTGCGCTACACCGGGATCGATATCCTGCGAGCGATCCGCCAGCTGCACAGCCGCTACGAGGAAGCGAGCGTGCCGTATCTCGAGCAGAGCGACGCGCAACGGAACGCAGAGAGCGCATGACCCGTGCCGTTCGGCCCTTGCACCGTGGGTGTACTGTGTCGGCAATCGAACCAGAGCCTTGCCGGTACGTCACACCCCGCGCTATGGGCCCGGCACAAAGAACGAGCGCCAAGAACACGGCGTTAGCCTACCCTCTGGCAGCGAAGACCCGGGTGCCTTCCCCCATCACGCATGACATCCGAGCATCATCGTGACGTTGACGTGATCATGCGTCCGTGTCTCGGTTGCGGGCGACTCATGCAGGGCGGCGGACGTCGGCACCCTGACTGCCAGCGTGCATACGACCGGGCACGTCGACCCAGTAGCACGCAACGCTACGGCAGTGGTTACGCTAGGCGTCACAAGGCAGCGGTGGCGGGGGAGCCGTGGTGTCACACCCCGGGAGGGTGCCCCTACCCTGATGCGGGCAGCACGAGCAACCCGCTGACTGCTGATCACAGCGTACCCGTGTCCCTGCATGGACAGCACAGCACGCTCGTCGTCTTGTGTCGTCGCTGCAACAGTGCGCGCGGTGCCCGTACGGGGTACCGGTCGCCACTAGTCTGACGACGGGTGCGCGCAAACCCCCAGCCTAGTTTTCGCGAGAGAAAGCAACGTGGCACTGTCCTCGACCGAGCGGTCCCGTGTCTTTCGCGATCGGCAGCGACCGGTGCTGGTGCCGAAGGGTCCCGACGCCGGCAAACCGTTCACGGTCAAGCACTTTCGGGCCTGGGCACGCGATCTGGAGCTCGATAACGGCCAAAACTGGGTCCTGGAGCCGTTCCAGGCCGCATTCCTGGCCGATGTCTTCAGTGGCGTGCCCGAAACATGGCTGATCGTGCCCGAGGGCAACGCCAAGACGACCCTGCTGGCCGGTCTGGCGCTCTATCACAGCCAATATCGGCCGTCCGGGCGCGTCCTCGTCGCCGCATCGGCCCGCGACCAGGCCGAGATCCTGTATTCGCAGGCCGACGGCTTCGTCGTCCGGTCCGAGCTGCACGGTTTCACCTGTCTCGAGGGCTACCGGCGCATCCGCTTCGACGCGATGAACTCGCGCATCCAGGTCTTCGCCGCCGACGACCGCACCGGCGACGGCGCGATCCCGACATTGGCCATCCTCGACGAGCTCCACCGCCACCGTGACCTGCGGCTGTACCGGACGTGGCGCGGCAAGCTCGAGAAGCGCGGCGGTCAGATCGTCGCCATCAGCACGCGGGGCGAGCCGGGCTCCGAGTTCGAGCTGGCGCTGGAACGGATCCGCCGCGAGGCGACCGACACGACCCGGACCGAGACGTTCACCCGGGCGGCGTCCAAGCGCATGGTCCTGCACGAGTGGGCGGTGCCCGAGACCGGCGACGTCGAGGACTTCCACCTCGTCAAGCGGGCCAACCCGCTCAAGTCGGTCACCGTCCCGAAGTTGCGCGAGAAGTTCGCCAGCCCGACCATGACGATCCCGCACTGGCGCCGGTTCGTGTGCAACCTGCCGACCCGCAGCGATGCCGCCGCCATCACGGAGGCCGAGTGGGATGCCGCCAAGACGACCGAGGCCATCCCGCCGGGCGAGCCGATCTGGCTGGGCCTTGACGTGGCCTACAAGTGGGATACCACGGCAGCCGTCCCGCTGTGGTGGAAGGACGCCGAGCACCGGATCCTGGGCCCGGCGGCCATCCTCGTCCCGCCCCGCGACGGCAACAGCCTCGACAACGGCCTGATCGAGCAGGCGCTGCGGCGCATCCACGAGCGCAACCCGGTCCACACCGTCGTCATGGACCAGAGCCACGCCGAGGTCCTCGGCCAGTGGATCGTGGCCGAGTTCGGCGCGGTCGTGGTCGACCGGCCGCAGACCAACGCGTTCGCCGTCACCGACTACGACCGCTTCATGGAGGCGCTACGCCTCGGCTGGCTCAAGCACTCGGGTGATCCGGGCCTGACCCAGCACGCGCTCAACGCGATCGCGCGGATGCTGCCGTTCGGTGACGCCCGCTTCGACCGTCCGGTGGCGGGCCGGATGTTCGACCAGGAGCGCCGCGTCATCGACGCGCTGACGGCGGCCTCGATGGCCCATTCACAGGCGGTCATGGCTGCCGACACACCTGCCGTCGCGGAGTCGAACTTCGCCTGGGCCTAGCACACCGGAGTCGCGATGAGTGTCCTCGACCGGGTCCGGTCCCTGTTCGACCCTGCCGCCTACGGCAGCAGCCGTGCCTCGAGCTACGACCCGTGGTCGTCGATGCAGGACCCGTGGCCGTTCGTCAACTTCGGCGGGCGCACGTATCCGCTGGGCCTCAACCAGACCCTGCCCGGGGCGAAGCAGGAGGACATCGACGGCACGTTCGGCGGTTTCGTCGACCAGGGCTACCGCGGCAACGCGATCGTGTTCGCGTGCATGGACGCCCGCCGCCGGCTGTTCGTCCAGGCCCGCTTCAAGTACCGCCGCCTCCGGGCCGGCAACACCGGCGACCTGTGGGGCGACGCCTCGCTGGGCATCCTCGAACATCCGTGGCCGGGCGCCACGACCGGCGACCTGCTCGGGCGGGCGCTCCAGCACGCCGACATGGCCGGCAACGGCTACATCGCCCGGCGTCCCGGTAACCGCCTGCGGGTCATGCGCCCCGACTGGACGCGGATCATCCTCGACGCGCCGGCGCAGGACCTCGACGCGCAGGTCATGGGCTACGCCTACACGCCGGGTGGCGTCGGCTCGGGGCAGAAGCCGGTCATCCTGCTGCCCGAGCAGGTCGCCCACTTCGCGCCGATCGCCGACCCGCTTGCCTCGTTCCGCGGCATCAGCTGGCTGACGCCGCTCATCCGCGAGGTCATGTCCGACACCGCGGCGACCCGTCACAAGCTCGCCTTCTTCGAGAACGGCGCGACGCCCAACCTCGTGGTCAAGCGGCCCGAGACGCTGGAGAAGGAAGCCTGGCAGGAGTGGGTCCGGCTCATGGAGGCGGGCCACGCCGGGGCCGCCAACGCCTACCGCACGCTGTACCTGTCGGGCGGCGCGGACGCGACCGTGGTGGGGGCCAATCTCCAGCAGCTCGACTTCGCCATCGTCCAGGGCCACGGCGAGACACGGGTGGCGGCCGCGGCCGGCGTGCCGCCGATCATCGTCGGCCTGAGCGAGGGCCTCCAGGCCGCCACCTACAGCAACTACGGCCAGGCGCGCCGCGCCTTCGCCGACCTGTGGGCGCGCCCACAGTGGCAGAACATCGCCTCGAGCCTCGAGTCGATCGTGCCGCCGCCGACGGGCTCCGAACTCTGGTACGACGCCTCGGGCATCCAGTTCCTGGCCGAGGACGAGCGCGACCGGGCCGACATCGCGGCGACCAAGGCGGCCACGATCGACAAGCTCATCGTCACCGGCTTCAAGGCCGACGACGCCATCAAGGCGGTCGAGGCCGACGACTACACCCTGCTCATCGGGAACCACACCGGACTGTTCAGCGTGCAGCTGCAGGCCCCGGGCAGCACCAAGATGCCGGTCGGCGAGGCACCCGGCGAGACGCCCATCGAGGGCACCGTGCCGGCCGTGCTCAAGAAGCCGATGCCGACCAACGGGACGAAGCCGCCGATGGTCATGCCAGGAGGCAAGCCGTGACCGAACACGTCCGCGATGACCTGTACCGGGCGATGCCCGGCGGCGTGCTGTCCGAGGACGGCAAGAACCTGACGGTGCGGCTTGCGCCCCACGACCAGTGGGCGGAGATCAACTCGGCCGTCGAGGGCCACTTCATGGAGCGGTTCAGCCGCTCGGCCTACAAGAAGACGATGGCCGACCAGAAGCCGAAGATCCTGTTCCAGCACGGCAAGGATCCGACCGTCGGCGAGCAGGTCATCGCCACCACGACAGAGGTCGGCGAGGACGCGACGAGTCCGTACGTCCGCGGCCGGCTGCTCGACGGCGTGCCCGAACTGGTCCGCTCGGGCCTCCAGGCCGACCCGCCCGTCTATGGCGCCTCGCACCGCTTCTCGGTCGTCCGCGAGGAGTGGGTCGACAAGCCGGTCGGCGGCAGCCACAACCCGCAGAAGATCCCCGAGCGGACGATCACCGAGGCCCGGCTGTACGAGCTGGGTCCGGTGACCTGGCCCGCCTACGCCGGGGCGTCGGTCGCTCTGCGCTCGCTGACCGACGAGATGCGCTCGCCCGTCACGTTCACGACCACCGACACCACGAACAGCATCACCACCACAACAGAGCCGGTAGCACCCTCCGTCGACGCCGCGGCCGAGCCGCACCTCGAACCGGAGCGCCGCGATGAGCCGGACCCGCCGCCAGACGCGGCAGTCATCGCAGCCCAGGACCCGCCGGAAGGCGGGTCTTCTGATTCGAGGAGCACACACGTGGCAATCGACATCGGTTCGTATCGCACCCTCGAGGACATGCTCGCTGCTGTCCACGACCTGAACTCGGAGATCAAGCGGGCGGCTGAGCTGCCGGGCATCCTGCCTGAGGTCGAGCAGACCGCGTTCGACGAGAAGGTCGCCGATCGCGCCAAGCTCGAGGCCGCCGTCACCGCCTGGCAGGCACGGATCTCGCAGGTCCGCGCCATCGAGGCGACCCACGGCAGCGAGCCGGGCACCTCGCCGGCACCGTTCAACGTCATCAAGACCCGTGACGTCGACAGCATCTACGACGTCCGCCGGATCGACCGCGAGGCCCGCAACGAGGAGTCCCGCGTCCAGACCCTCAAGGACAACGCCATGCGCGCGGTCGAGGGCGCCAGCTTCGCGGCGACCAGCGGTCCCGGCCAGCCGGGTCGCGAGCGCGGCCAGGCCGACATCGAGTCCCTGCTCAAGGGCAAGGACTACGTCGACCCGGAGATCGCGGCCAAGCGCGTCCTGCTGACCGGCTCGCCGGCCTACCGGCGGGCGTACCGGAAGTGGCTGACCCAGGGCAGCGCCGGCCCGATGTTCACGGCCGAGGAAGCCAACGCGATGGAGGAGGCCCGCACCGCGCTGGTCACCGCCTCCAACGTCGCGGTCGTGTTCGACCTCGACTCGACGATGGTCATCAACACCGCCGGTGCGGTCAACCCGTGGCGCCAGGCGTTCCGGGTCGTGCAGACCACGAGCAACGACTGGCGACCGCTCGTCAGCGCCGGCATGACGGCGGTGTACGAGGACGAGGCCACCGCGGCCACGGACCTGTCGCCTGCCTTCACGGCGCCCTCGACCCTCCTGGTCAAGGCGCACACCGCGGCCACCTTCAGCGTCGAGATCCAGGGTGACTATCCCGGGCTCGAGGCCGAGATCGCCAAGGAGATCGGCGACGCCAAGGACGTGCTGGAGTCGGTCCAGTTCTCGACCGGTGCCGGGTCGACCCACTTCCCGAACGGCATCTTCACCTACTTCACCCTCAACTTCCTCGACACCGCCACGACCCTCACGATCGTGCCCACCGACCTCTACAAGCTCGAGGCCAACCTCGGGCCGCGCTACCGCGCCAACGCGGTGTGGATGGGCAGCCCGTACTTCTACAGCCTCGTCCGGGCGATCGACACCGCCGGCGGCGCCGGGCTGTGGATCGACAATCTGTCCCTCGGTGGCGGGGTCGGCAACTTCGACAACGGCGGCCGCCTCGGCGCGCTGATCGGTCACCCGGCCTACGAGTGCGTGGCGCCCGCCAACACCTCGATGGCCACGACCGAGAAGGTCGCCATCCTCGCCAACCGCGAGCGGTTCGTGATCATCGACCGCATCGGCATGAACCTCGAGATGATCCCGAACTTCCTGTCGGCCGCGACCGGCTACCCGACCGGTCAGCGCATGGTCTATGCCTGGTGGCGGAACACCTCCATCGGCGTCGGCCTCAACACCCTCGGTGCGGGCCGCTCGGCCTGCATCTTCCGCGGCAAGTAATCCCCTGACCGGAGGAGGGGGCCGCCCCCCGGACCCCCTCCTTCCGGCATCACACGAGGACGAGCGATGCCTGATCCCCATGACACCTGGTACGTCGCGATCACGTCGTGGGCGAGCGCCGACCCCGGCCTGCCGCTCAACGGCATCAAGGGCGTGACCCGCGTCCGCGGCGACGACCCCGCGTACAAGCGGTGGCCGGACTTCTTCGCGCCCATCAGCTCGTCCGACCG